ATGGCCTACGCAATTTCTTCTTGAACTATTCTTCGGACCAATCCGAAGCAATGCTTTCAACATCCAATATTCGCACATTCATAAAAGGAGCGCGATCCATGTCTAGTTTTGATAGTGCCTTTGGTCTCGATGATACCGTTAAAGGTCCTATTCCTGATTGGCTCCGATTTGGTTTGAATCGTGGTTTAGTTAGTGGGCCCATACGCGCTCAACAACCACCACGGAAACTCGCCGACAATGGAAATACACTCATGCTTTAATTGCCGGTATGTGGTAAAATGAAAAAAGTCGATAAAGAACAAAACGAAAGAATCGTTTGGTGTGAACGATTGCTTTATGCAATCATTCTTCTTCAATTTCCGCAGTTGGCTTCGATAATCTAACACACCTAGCACATCGTTTAGGGATTGGACTCCATGAAGTCCAAAGCGTACGCGTACATTCAGGACAAACATACGAAGGCATAAACTCACTTCTTCTCGCTCAACATTTGAGCAATCATCTTAATCATATTGTTAACCCCATCAGGGTCAAGAATGATAAAAACATCACCATCACGGATAGAGTTTTGAACCTCGTCACCATAAATACAGGTGTCACAATTACAAGAGACAATCACTTGAAGCGTACCTTCTCTGATGCCGGTTAGTTTTGCCGCTTTACCGGCGTTGCATTTGTCGCAAATATCGTTTTCAAAGAAGAACCATTTATCGCCAATCACTTCCGCCCCTCCAAATGATTGAAGATATTTTGTGCATCATGAGGGTTGGAGTTTTTGTTAAGAGGTTTCATCCGGTCGCCTTCATCCCATCGCCAAAGGTAGCCCGTGGAAGTCCACGCAACGATAACTCCGCCGTAAGGGTCGTCAACAAGAACAAGGTCGTATCGAGTTCCATCAGTTTGGAAAATCAAATGCTCTGAGTTCAACTTTAGTCACCCCTGAGTTCAATATTGGTTCGTCCACATTTACAGGTCATCCGCAACCAATTATATGCGTCTTTTTCCCATAGAGGCTCGCATATTTCTTCACAATTAATGCACACAATATCAAACGAATAACCTATTTTCATTCAGATTCCCCCGTGTATCCATTCTCCTGTTCTTGTCGTACCGTCTTTGTCCATCGTGTCATACGGGCAAGGGTTTCAGGCCCGAGGATAACAATGGCTGCATCGATAACTTGAGAGGTCTTGTATCCCATCCGCTTCAACTGTTTCAAGGCCTCATCTGACCCGTCGCTTACCGTTATGCTATACTGATTCGCCATCGTACTCAGACCTCCGAGAAGGTCTCCGCATATAATAATAATGTTATTTTAATTCGGCTCAAATAGGATTTGAGCGAGGTTAATTTATGTACAAGGTACATACATTGGAAGGGTGGGTGGGGGTGGGTAAGGGTGAACCGCTACGCGTGAATTATCGAGGTCGTGAGTTGGTAAAGAAGATAGAATCCTTGGATTGGGTGGGTCGCGATTCTTTATAGTGTAATTACTACACCGTGTTAGTATGGCTAAAGGCACACGCGATTTGATTTTGAGAGACCGACTACAATTTAACACAGATGCACAGGGCGATGTTGCCTTGGTTTATGGGCGCATTGATATGAGCGACTTTGTAAATGTTGTAAAGCGAGAAGGCTTCGCAGTGAAGGAGATTCGCATTCAACTACGAAATCCAAACAACACAACGGGTGTATTTGACCCTCTTCTAATCAAAGCCGGTTCAACTGAGGCTTTCTTGAAGGTCTTCGCTACCACTACCGCATATGAAAACCCTCAGGATGTTGGAATTGCTTCCCCTGATGTAATCAGTGTACTTGAGATGACATCGACAGGAACGCGCAACGCACTAGGTGAACTTCACGCTTTCCAAAACCAACAGGTATATTTTGGAACTCCTGACCTCCACCCTGATGGCTACAATGTTGTTAGTGACCTATTGATTGGTATTGCTGGTGTAACTCTAAATTATCCATCAACAACCCTTGAAATTGACATCATGCTTATTGGAGAGCCTGTTAAACTCAATGAGGCCGATATGACCGAGATGCTGACCCAAAGTCAAGATTTGTGAGGTTGGCTTGAATGCCTAAGCGCACAAAGAAGGAAGCCATCAAGCGGGTTGATTCGGTTAACATCATCCCTGATAGTACCGACATTAACTCTCCTCGATTAAAGCAACTATTAGACCAACTCAATGTTATCGAGAGTGGCGCTAAATTTGGAGCGAAAGCATTGATTGCTTTTGACCCATTAAACCGATTGGCCGATGATGTAACGGTCGTCCCCTATCCGATGATTGCTATTCCAGCACATGAGATGTACAGGCTGAACAGCGACCCTTCATTTACCATCTATATCCGCGGAGGAGAAACAATCATGCCTACCGGTGGAAATGTCCGTGATGTTCAGGAAGTTGTTCCAAAGCTCGAAGAGAATACAACCGTGAGCAGTGCACCAAAAAAGCGTCGCAAAAGTAAATATCATACTGCGTACGGAAAAGCGTTCAAAGAACTAGCACCAAAGTACAAATTAAAATCCGGTAAATGGGCAAAGAACGGGTTCAAGCGTACAGCGGCGGCGGCTCGTAAGCAAGCAAAGGGGATGAAGTAAAATGGCGTTAAGTGAAATTAGAGAAACTATTGAAGTGCCTTCCCTCGAACTTGATGCTGATGGCTTTGGTATTGTTCAAAAGCAAATCAATTTGAAAGCCAATCAAAAACATGATGTGTTTCAATTGGACATATTTCAAGATGCTATTCCTTCAACGGATGGTTCACCTGACCTTTTGATTGAATGGTTTGTTTCCCCTTATCCTATCATTTACAGTGAAATGAATATCACTCCTACAAAAGTTCATCGAGGTGCTATGGCGGGTAGTGATTCAATCCTTTTGAAGGCTATATGCTCTAACTACACACCAACAACCTTCTTTCGTTTAGAGCAATTTCCAAATCAACAAATTGGAAGCCAAGCGTCTTTTTCATTCTATACCCCTCGATTATACATCACCGGCTTTGTTCATGGTGAGGGTGGCGCATTTGTGCGAAACTTAGCCTTTTCATTTTACATTGCTACTATGGTTAAGAAAGCCCCTTTAGTTTCATATGGATTAGGTATGATTAGGGAGCGTTCTGTTGCCCAAGGAATCAATCTTATGCAACAAGGGAGAACGATTGAACCCTCTCGCAACGTAGGTCAGATATTTCCTATGTGGAAATATGGAGGAGCACGACCTGAAAGGATGTTAAAGGGAGATGGCCTACGCAATTTCTTCTTGAACTATTCTTCGGACCAATCCGAAGCAATGCTTTCAACATCCAATATTCGCACATTCATAAAAGGAGCGCGATCCATGTCTAGTTTTGATAGTGCCTTTGGTCT